TCTTTTTGATTCATAAAAGACAATTGACCCATCAGCGCATTGAAATGCGCTTATTGGGTGATAACAAGGCATGTGAGGTACCCATTTTAGTTAAGTTATAGACGCCAGCCACCACGATGTGGGGCTTTTTGCATATTTGCTGCTTTGGTGCGTTTCGCGGTTCTACGGAATGAACGAACCGATTTACGTTTATTGACGGGTTTTCTATACATCATTTTTTTAGCTCCAGGTTCATTAACATTTTGCGGTTTGGTGTCACCTAGCACAGTTACATCAAGTAAGTAACTGTGCTACGGCCTATTCGGCCGCCTTTTCAGGGGTGTTTTGAGCCACTTCCACGGCTTCGGCAGTGGCTTTTTCGACCAAGCCGAGTTTTTCGGCTTCTGGTCGATTTTTCTCGTCTTCCAAGAACTCGATCAATTGAGCTGGGTCGTTATCGAACTTAGCTCTAATATTCGCTGGCAAGGCCATAAATTCGTCCTCTGCAGCGATAACGCGGTTTAGCGCGGTATGGTAGTCACTGATACCAGTAAAATCGCCATAGCGAGGCGATAATGGGCTTTCGGGCAATAAGCCCGTAATGTTAAATTTTTGAAGAATGGTATTAATATCACATTCTTCTTTGTAATGCTGCTGAGCCAGGGAAGCGTCCTCACAACGCAACCCTGACTCATTTGACGCAGCATCTTGGTCATAGTTATAAGGTGTACGTAAAAAAAGTGTATTTTTACTCATTTTTTGCCCTTGTATTGTTGATACTTACGTTTAATGAAATTTTCCACATTCGTGGGTGTTGGAAAGTTTTTCTTAATATCGCGATACCAAAATGGATCGACAGAAGGTGCAACATTCTCACGAATATTTTTTTCTTCAGCAGTAGTTTTTCCAGTTTGTGCGCTTGTTTGTTTAGTGGTAGCTTTAACTAAATTAATTTCTTCAAGTAATTTATTAAGCTGTTCTTGTAAATTTTTATAAGTTTGTGTACTTACCTTAGTATCTTCTAATATTTTTCCAATATTTGCAGCAGTTTGAATAGTATCAGCTTCAATTTTTAAGGTTTGGGCAGATGTATTAGTAGTGGTTGCTTCTTTTAAATCAACATCAGCAGCTGTCATAGATGCTGCTTGAGCACCAGCAAGAGCTGAACCAATTGCATTTCCAACTTTTGCAGTAGATACTTGACCCATAGCACCAGAAGGTGTACCAGCTCCACCTTGACTATAAGCTAAAATTGGATTCAATCCAGCTTTTTTCATATCCTCAATAGCAGTTTGATATTGGGTTGCACGCATTCTTTCTTGGAAATCCATCTGCCTTTGAGCTTGTTCAGCACTAGCTTGATTAGCAGCTTGTGCAATATCCCAGTTTTTTTGATTAGTTTGCTGTTGACCTATAAAACCTAAAAGACCACCCCCAGCCGCTCCAAGCTGGGGTACAGTCAAACCTAATCCAGAAGCAATAGATCCAAACATAATTAGAAATGATCGATTAAGCCAGGTACAGAATACATTGGCATTGGTCGGGCTTTTTTAACATCAAAAAAGCTATCAAAAATAAATTGTTTACCATTGGCAGCAGCTCCCACAGCTACAATACGATCGACTGGTGGGGTATCTTGAATAAAAGAATTATTCAAAGTAGGTAATGCGGTAAAACGCTGAGCCAAATGCCAAGCATCAAGAGTGCCTGAAGCAGTAGACCTAAACAAACCAGAAATACGGGAAGGCATATAACGGTATTCAGCCCAACGTTCTTGATAACCAAATACCCCAGTATCATTAGCATCACCACGTACATAAATTTCCTCGTTAAGAACAGCTTGTTCGCCAAGCGTGGCAAATGCTGGGAAATAAAAGTCATAACGTGTTTGACGGTTCCACATTCTGTGGAGACCTTGTTGATATGTAAGATCTGCACGTACAGATACTAATCCAATTACGACACCATGTTCAGTAGCCGAATAAGTAAATCCATGATTATGAGCCAAGGCAGTACCCATAGCAGCAAGTGTACCGAGAGGGGCAGTCGTTCCAGAAGCATTTGTGCCTGATGTTTGAGCAATTGGGTTGATATTGACAGTTGATGTTCCACCACCAATATATTCAGGGCGCTGCTGACGAGCATCAGGACTAATAACACCAAAATGACTACGAATAATCTCAGTGTATCGTGTACCACCTCGCGCATCACGCTCAAGCAACTTTTGAATTTGAAACGACTGACGTAATTGATTAATTGTTGCAGCTGTAGCTTGTGTAAGATCCGCATAAAGTCCTTGTGTAAGACGTACAGATTCATTGTTAGATACTGTTCCAGAAATTAGAGAATATGTGTAACCTACTGAAGTAGATGAATTTGTTACCATTTCTGTTACTGCGCCACTAGTTTGACCTGTATAACGCATATTTGCGTTAGAAAGAACAGGTGCCGATGTTCCTAAAGGTAAGGTGACAGAAGCGCCTTTTTGTGGCCAAGGCAGACTACTTGTAAAATAATCTTTACGTTTACCACGGCGCAAGAGTGTGTAGTTAGCAACGTTATCAGGGCCATCACCCAGATCAACAGTTACAGAATTTTGAAGGTTTTCATCTCTAAACCATTCGTTCCAAATTAGATTATATGCGCGCGGCCAGAATGCACAATGAGTTACAGTGCCGCCGCTAGCTACTTGACCCACAGTAGGCAAACCCATGTAATCCTGTAATGATCCAATAGCATAACCGCCAGCAGGTGATACTTGCTGCGGTACTACGAATGATATAGATGAATTTGGGTTTGCTTGTTGTCCCATAAATTGACGCCAATTTGACCAAATTAGACGGTTCGGGACAAAAAAGAAGAAAGAATCCAGATGCATGTTATCCATGATCGGAAATATTGGTGTACTAAGACGGGCAAATGCCGTCATGTTTAACCGAAAAGTGTCGCCTGGGAGCATTTCATCGACATAGACAGGAACTAAGAATCCTGCGTCGAATGTTGTTTTATGAGTTGATTGGCAATCAAATGAAGACCGTGGTATATCGGCCTTAGGAATCATTGTAAATTGATGGACATCTACAGATTGATTACGGTGCATGTTTACTAGCTCCTGAGTTGTTCCGTCAGAAAAGGGTTACCCCTTTTCTAGACGGTTGATTAAAGTCTTATTCAGATATTTTGACTTGTTTCCCTAAAGATACAAGTTTTGGTTGGTCATGTAAAGACATTAGACCAGTATTATCGTCAAATTCCCCTAATTCGAATAAATCGAAATCATCGGAATGATTATAAAGTTGGTTGTCATCGGCTTTACGATTTACTTCGTCGCTAAAGCTCCTAATTGCTTCGCCGATTGAACGTACAAACATTGGACGACCGAACGCATCAGCTGCGCGGTCTTTTACGGTGCATAGTGTTAATTTCATGAGGAATTTTCCTTAAGTGAGGTTTCGTTTAAGTTTTTGCAGTTTCGCCTTTGTTACTTGCTCTTTTACAGCAAGTCGCTCTGGTGTATTGTCTGCGATGTGTAGTTTAGCAGACATTTCTCGAATGTAAAGCAGTTCGTCAAACTCATATGGATTTTCAATTTTATATTTTTTATCATAATATTTTGGAGGTTTGACTTTTTTTCCACGAACTACAACGTAGTCGTGTGGATATACATCGGAAGTATATTGCTTATACCATTCGTATCCTATACCAGGCTTTAAACTCATTTTCGTAAATTCGGGTTTACGAGTAGTAATTTCCCCAGTTTCTGGGTCAATTTCAGTATAGTGTTCTTTGGCATTTTTTCCTGTTACTTTTTTCATTATGTATCGAGCGACGTAGGCCGCCGATTCGAAAGTAACGTCTCCAATGGAGGAATAACCAAATGGCCAGAGTATTTCAAGGTTTTTGGATGTATAAAGGTTAGAACCAGCGGAAGTCCTTTTCCATAATTTCTTATCATCGAAATCGATTCCGAAGAGACAGGCGTGGAAGTGAGGTCTGCCGAAATTTTCGCCATATTCTCCAGCCATGTAATAACGTATTTTGCGTCCAGGGTACCGTTTTCGTAATCTTTTAATAAAGAGTTGAAAGTCTCTGTAGACCAGTGACTTATCGCTTGGGAGGTGTTGATCATTATAAGTGAGGGTTATAAAACAGTTTTGTGTATGCGTTTGTGCTTCATGCATACATCTAATCGCCCACTGACGTGAGCGTTCCAGCCTGCAGCCAACACATTGGCCGCAGGGTAATGATAATGATTTGACAGTGTCATGTCTTTTTGATTCATAAAAGACAATTGACCCATCCGCGCATTGAAATGCGCTTATTGGGTGGTAGCAAGGCATGTGAGGTACCCATTTTAGTTAGTTATAGACGCCAGCCGCCACGATGTGGGGCTTTTTGCATATTTGCAGCTTTGGTTCTTTTTGCAGTACGACGGAATGAGCCAACCGATTTACGCTTGTTTACTGGTTTTCTATACATCATTTTTTAGCTCCTGGGTTTATTAACTTTTTGCGGTTTGGTGTCACCTAGCACAGTTACATCAAGTAAGTAACTGTGCTACGGCCTATTCGGCCGCCTTTTCAGGGGTAATTTGAGCTGGTTCTGATAGTTCAGAAACAGCAGTTTCGA